CGTCTGTTGCCGCCGTCCACGCTGCCGGATCATCAAAATTTTCCATGATCTGGTCAGCGTCCGCGACCGATAGGATCGAGTTTGCTAACGTCAAACCTGTTCCGTCTTCTACTACAAATGTTGCTGCCATTAGTTCGATCCTTTCGGTTCTGTTCTATTTAGTTAGTCGATGAGTAAATCATTTAGATCGGATAGTTGATCCCCCGCCGGGGCAGAGACCACAACTGCTTTGATCGGCGCTGGCTGATTAATCATTTTTCTTTTCAGTGTTGTCGGGACTTCTTTGTCCTTAACATCTTCCTTGCCTGGCACCGTGTCACTGCCGATTGGCTTCGGATCTGCCGGGTGTTCTCTGTCTGCTTGCGGTTCACCGCCGGACGTTTTCTTTGGCCGCAAGTCGCATGTATAACCGGGCCGGCCAATATAATATTTCAACTGCGTTTCGTTTATTGTAACTATCTTTCCGTCAGGCCTCTTTATTTGTACTGTAGGAATTCGCATTGCCACCTCCTGTATTTGGTTGCTGTTGTTTGTTTGTGCCGCCGACATACTCATTATAGGACTTAAGCAATTTGAGAATAATTATTTCAGTTTGTTCTTGCATACTACCTGAAAATGTGGTATACTTTATATATATGAAGCCTAAGCCTAAAAAATTCAAACATCAACGCCGGTCTTGCGTCTATTTACTATCTGTCCATCGAGGACGAGGCAAAAGAATCAAACGGTATGTCGGACAAACAGTTAACTTTAAGACTAGGTGGAATAGGCATTGCCTGCCCAGCAAGAAAATCCCGATATCATCAGCTATACAAAAATATGGCAAGGACAACGTAGATACAAAGATACTACACTCTGGCCTAACACAAAAAGAAGCAGACAAATTAGAGTATACTGAAATCAAAAAATATAAAACATTTATAGGCAACGGCCTAGGTTTGGGCTACAACCGTAACACAGGTGGTGGCGGGAATTCTGGGGTAACTCGATCAGCCAAAACTAAAGCCCGACATAGAAAAACTATTTCTAACTGGTCGGATGAAAAGAAAGCATCACATACAGCATACCTTAGACTATGCGCTGCAAAATACGATGCCAAATACAGAACCACAATAATCGACAAGATGCTATGTAAAAGGTTCGGGCGATTGCTTGTTACAGAATATAACGCAATTCGATCCAACCAATCGAGAGACTACTATATTTGTATCTGCGACTGTGGCACCACAAAAACTATCATGGGCGACCTACTGCGCAACAGATCAACCCGTAGCTGTGGTTGTTTAGTCGTCAGTATAGCAATCGCAAGAAACAAAGAACCCCGCAACAGAACAATTGCCAAAATGGTTGGCAAGACATTCAAGTATATTACAGTGCTTGAATATCTGCCCGGCCTGTCAAATAACGAGCACGGACACGATTGGTACTGCTGCCGATGCGTCTGCGGTACAAAGAAGAACATTAGAGGTACGGTCTTGCGATTGGGTCTCACAATAAGCTGCGGCTGTGTCGGCAAGACGGTTCGGGCAGCCACTATGATCGGCCAAAAATTTAACCAGCTTATCGTAAAAGAATACTTAGCCGACAAGTCTAAAACTTCTGGCCTAGAATACTACCGATGCCTTTGTGATTGCGGTGAACATAGTATTGTAAATGGCGTAAAATTACGATCTGGCCACACAAAAAGTTGCGGCTGTCTAAGACTAAATAGATTGGGTGACGTTGACGTCCTGTTAAAGCGATCAGAAACATGCCTAATCAAAGCCAAACTTAGAGTCAAAAAATACATTGCAGACGGCGCGCACAAATACGAAATAACCCGCGTTAAAAAGCTAGTAACAAAACTTGAAGCCCGTATCAAAAGACTAAAAACTAAACTAAAATAATTATTCTCAAATTGTCAAAGAAAAATAAAACGTGCAGGGGGACGAATCCCCTGCACGTTCGAGGAGTGATGGGCCTAAACTAAAGCCCACCTGGCGGCGATGCCTAATTAAATCTATATGGTCCGATATTATCTGTTATATCGCACCTGCCACTCTCATAGCAAGCTCAGGCCTTACGAGCTCGGCCCCATATAAAATATCGAACGACCAAGTCGTTTGATAGTGCTGCGGTGTAACCATCAGCCGCAACGTGATCCCGCTAATCGGGTCGGTCATGGTCATAACCTGACGGCCTTCGGTGTCAAGCTCCAGAACTCTCATGGCAAAGCCAAAAGCGTCTCTGTGGAATACCATGTTGACGGTGTGGGAATTCTTGACCGTGATAACCTCAGAGCCACTGACGGCGACCTGAAGCGCCGGGGCGATTGAAACCTGCGTGTCGTTGGAAGCGTGCAACGTGTAAGGCGCGTTTGATCCCGTGACAACGTAAGTCTGTGTGTCACCGGCTATTGTGAAAATGTCACCGGCTACAAGAGTGCCAGCGCCAGCGTCAAGAATCGAAATTGCTGTAACGCCCGCGGCCTCGGCCTCTCGGCAAGTCACGTCCGCGGGTGAAGCGGCAAAACAGGTTCCGACCGTATGCGTGGGCACATGGTCATCGGCAAACCAGTCGATACCAAACTTGCGACCAACCTCGCCGCTTATCTTGACGTCACTGGAACCGATTTTCTCAGCGTCACTGATTGCGCCAAGATCCAACATTGCGGCTTCGGCGTTAAAGTTCAGTACGCCTCTACGATCCTGACGCGGGCAAAGCTGCGCGTTGAGCACTTTCTTTGCGTTCGTCGCAGCGCTAACGCCGGACGTGTCGGTCGTGCCTGTACCAAACGGATCGAGTATCGCGCTCGCGGCACCGGCTGAAGGATTGCTAATGAAACCATAGACGCCTGTTCTGTCCGTGGTATACTTGCCCCAGATGTACTGATTCAGAGTATTGGCAAGACCCTTGATGGCCTCACTCATCTGCATAGGCAGAAAGTCTTCGCTGGCGTCAATCTCGGTTTTCTCCTTGTTGGTCAGACCGATAGGAAGGCTGTGACGCCACTGGTCAAGCGACAATGTGGCGCTGGTCGGCGTTACGTCGGTCGGCGCAACGAGCACGTTGCTCGGTGCCACTTCCTGATCGGCAACGGCCACGGGCAGCGGAATAACTATCTGCGTGCATTTCTTCACGGCTTCGTTGCTGAAGTCGCTGTTGACCAAACGCGGCATAATGACGCGCTCGCGAAGTGCCATAAGGCCCCTGTGAAGAACCTTGGGGATTAATACTGTATTTGTGTTAGCCATTTCTAATGCTCCTTTTGTTTATGCGCGAAATTTTTCTTTTCAATCACGCGAGACATCCCGTCTCGTTACGCCATCCCGGCGCTAGTGCCACTGCCAACCAGTCACGCCATCCCGGCGCTCGACGCTTAACACTATTCGTCGTTATCTGGATTTTTACCGTACAACTTATTTAACCATGTCGGCTTTTGGCCCGTTCGTTCAGTCAACCTGATCTATGACAGCCTTGCCACAACCAAGAAGAGCGCCGTACTTATCAATAGATTCTTGATCGTCGGAACGAATGTGCATTATTTTGCCCGCTCCGGCCTTCGGCTTGGCCCCTTTTGTTGGCGCAGTCTTTCCACTGCCAGTTGATCCGACTCCGTCAAAACACGGTGCATAAGTCGGATTTGCTTTCATTTCCAAAATCAATTCGTTGATCGTCATGTCTGCGTTTGTTGACGCGTCTCCGATTCTCGGCTTGCCGTCTTTGTTCAGAACTTGCGAATGCCATTTGCCGTCATCAGCTTTTATCATGTCTACCTGTTTCTCGACGTGCGGCATAAGTAGGACAGAGTCCCCACCGTTCGCGGCAATAGCCTCAACGATTCGCGACGTCACCAGTGCCGTTCTTAGCTGCGACTGTGACCCATCGAAACTGGTGGTCAGTGTGGCGACGGTTTCATTGTGCTTGGCAAGCAGTGCGTCGGTGCGTTCTTTCGACTTCGCATCGGCCTCGGCCACTGCAAGCTTGACGGCCTCTGCTATTTTCTTGTCGCCGTCCCATTCTGAAACCGTTTTCAGTTTTTCGATTGCGTCCTTGGCCGTTTGCGGGTCCAAGTCCGCAAACTTTTCATGATGCTCGGCCAGCGTCTTCTCTACGGTTCTGATTTCTTTCTCAAGAATTTTCTTTTCGCTCCGAAGTGACTCGGTCGCTGACTTTAGACCTGAGACGTCTTCTAGGCCCAGACCACCAACTTTGTCAACTTGCAAGACGAACTCCTCGCCAACTTTCTTGTACTCTTTTGCAACTACTTCGTCGACGCCCTCGAGCGTCGCTAACTTCGCCGGTAATGCCATTTCTGATTCTCCTCATAAAATTGTGAATTAGTTTCGTTTCTCAAACGTTATTCCTTTGTCACTCTCGAACGGCTTCGTGTGATCGAAGTCGCCAACTAATATTTCCATCGGTATGCCTTTTGGAAAGGCCCGACACGTTATAGGTTTTCTGCGCCAATGCTTGCAAGCCAAACACTGCGTCGAAATATCAATATACCCGCCGCCTGTCATGCCCGCGCCATACGCTGGAATCCATAATTCTTTCGTTGGTATTCTGGCCATCGTCCTACCTCGCTAATAGATCCTTAACCCACTTCGCACAATTAGGGAAAATCTCTCGCATGTCTTTATCAGTGACACGCTGGCCCATTTCTGACGCAAATATTTCAGAGAAAGTTTCTTGCGGCCCAGCTTTACCTGCCTGCAAACCGTACTGAACTTGAGGGTCATCCAACCACCTGTTGCCGAAAACCGGTTGCAAATTGTCGTGCTCCACAATAAACTTCCTGTCTAACTTGTAAGCCTTGACGAAGCCCTCTGTCTGGCTGTAGGTTCTGGCGTATGGGTCCGGCGTCGTGTTATCAAATGCGTGACCCATTTCATGGTTTAATGCCCCCTTAGTGTTTTTCTGCATGTACCAACGTTTGCCGTTGATAACTTTGGTATATTCTGAAACGGTTATGGAATTATCGGCCACGCTGTGACCGCCACCCGTGTCATTCCAAACTGAACCTTTTGGCCAACCCCTGACCGGCTGACCGATTAAGTCTGGCCTAATTTCCTCCATAGACCGGCCAAATTTCATTCTACAACCAGACTTAGAGACCGCCAATTTGACCTTCTCTGGAAAGGCTGCTAGAGTCTCTTTCATGGTCTTTTTGAAGCCCTCGGTTGTCAAACCTGTGAATGTAGAACCTAAAACCGTCTCGGTAGGCGCATCTTTCAACGGTGGCAGCCTTATTGGCTCCTGTTTGACCGTAGCGGCCTTCTTGACCCGCTCGGCGGCTGTGAGCCTCTTGGTGGCCGTTCGCCTGCCTAGGCTGATCTGTTCACGTTTAGCCAACTGCTTCAGCGTCAAAACCTTCATGTCCTTGTCTAAAAACCTGTCGATTCGCACTTTACCGGATCTGTAAAGATCGGCTCGCGCTTTGCCAAGTACCTGATTCTGAATTTTAGGTGGCTGCTTTCTCAACCATTGCTTGTATGTGATCTTATCTGGAACTGCGCCGTTCATGCTGGCCCGTGTTCCTGCTGGCGGTGCTTCAACTCCGAATTCTTGCCAGCTTGTAATCACCGGCACCATACTGGATCTGCAATTAAAATGTGCGGGTGGCACCGGGCCTTCACCCATCAGCCAAACCTTGCCATCGTAGTTTATGCAAATCATTGTGGTTCGCGTGTCTAACGTTGCCGACCACTGATATTTGCTAATCAACTTTTTGTTCGCTTTGAAAACTTTGTCGCGCGTTCTGTTAAGCACGCTCGACGCGGCAGTTCTTGCAATAGCCTGCGCCTGGTAGGCCTTGTTCCCTAAAACTTTCTGTACTCTTTTGCCAAGCTTCGGAATGCTTTCGCCTGATGCAATGCCTGGCTTCAAAGTCTTTACAATGACACGCTGGACAGACGCAGAAAAACTTGTCATCCACGTCGACATTTTGTGGCCTTCAAAAGACGTTGTATTAACCAGCGTCTTCAAGACTTCGGTACTCGGATGAACTAAAGAAATATCCAACGGAACCGTCCGTTCGATTGTGTTAATATTCCAGTTTGCTTCGTATTTGGAAAGATCCACAAGCCGCTTCGTAATTTTCTGCTCGGCTCTAATCATCCCGGCGGTTGAGATTTTATGCAGTGCCGCCAGCGTTCGTTTGAAATTCGCAATCTTTCTTAGACTGCCTGCCGTCCTTAGGTTCGGATTCTTGCTAAGCTCCGCCATGAGCTTTTTGTAAATATTCGGAAATACTTCGTGCTTGACGAATGCACTGACCTGCGCGGCGTCGCCTTTCGTTAGCTGTTGGAGAAATACGCTATGCCGAATGTACTTATCCTGCAACCTTTGATTTACTGAAATTACTGGTCGTGCCATATGCCACCAAGAAAAATTAAAGCAGTAGAGTTTACTTGCAACTGCTATGTCATCCTGCCATCTTTTATTCAACTCTTAATACAAACTTGTCTTCGAAGCTTAACGCGTGTTACTTCAATCTCCGTAACCTAGCCAGCGGTTTGTGTATCACTGCCTTCATTTTCTTATTCATCTTCGTCTACCGGATCTTCAACTGGGTCGTCATCGTCATCGTCTTCGTCTTCGTCTTCGTCTTCGATAACGTCACCATCTGGCATTAGATCCTTCATGAGAATTGCCTCGTCCGCCTGCTTCTCAGCGGCTGCGAGTCTGGCCTCTTCCTCCGGGTCCATGTCTTGCGAGTATACGCCGCGCCTCTGCTGTTCTCGTAAGTGGCGCTCGCGAGTAATCTCACCGGCTTCTCTGGTCTTCAATAGTAACTCTTTGTCGCTGCCACCCAAAATCGTAGCCTCGAAGTCACTGTAAATATCAATTGCCATTTCTTCGGACGGCTCAACACCGCGCCACTCGGCCGCAAGCTTGAGCGCGGCCACCATGCCACGTTCAGTAGCACCAACCCAGGTCTGTAGCTGACTGACCATTCGACTTTCGTCATTTCGGTTTTCTGTTGCCGTCGTCGGTATGTCTCTGACTGTTGGCTGATTTCCAAGAACTCTCATCTTCTCTTCAATGTCGCCAAGATCCCACTGACCAGCCTCGATTCCTTTGCCTGAAGGCTCTACGTATTTCAACTCCGCTTCCGTGGAATTTGTCAGAACAGCACGTCGCGGCCCTACCACAATCTTGCCTGACTTTACCTGCGCTGGTGAGAAACCTTTGCCAAACAACAAACCGAACCGAGAGAATTTCAAAATGTTTCGTTGGTCACTATAGCTCTGCCAGTGCGCTAAGTTTAGCCAAGCCAAATCCATCAGCGGGGCCTCGGCAGTCATGTATCCATCTTTGGACGCATAGATTGTGACCAACGGAATTTTGCCAAGTGTTGACGGGCCGTCTTCTACCTTCTGATAAGAGTCATTCTTTTCCGGGTCTAACTTCTGATGCCGTTCCCAATCGTCCTTGTTATAGACAGTCACATAATCAACTTCGCTGTCACCGTAGTCTCCATCAGCCTCGATCGACGTTTCCTGAATTCGAATCTGCGTCAAATCTTGCACGCTTGAGTTTTCGACTTTTTGTGTCTGCCAACCTATCAAATCAACCGGCGAAACACTTGTGAAAAAAACGCGAGCGCCTGCCGCTGTCTCTTCAGCGATTGTTGGCTTGCGTTTCTCTTCACTATCTGGCTGGTCTATCGTGACTTTGCTATGATCTACATAAATATGCGCGATTCCAAACTTGATAAGGTTTGCTAGGATCTCACGAATGAAGTCACTCATTGACGTGCCCATGCCGTCTACGTCGTCTTCGAGGTATTCCAAAGACGCGGGAAGATCCGTTATCTTAACGGGCACCGTGAACGGCCTGTTCTTCAACTTGTTCAGTGTGTCCTTATAGCCATTGTAAAGTATCGACCTACCAAGCCTGGCGTTGTACGCGTCGTCCTCTTCTGACGGCTCTTGTGGCAACCAAGTTGTGCCCGCGGCCCGCATCGCCTGTGTACCATCAAGCAAATCAAGAATCAGCGACCACGAACTAGACATTTGCTCATAGCCGATACAAGGCACCGCAACGGGTGATGTGTCCCCAGTCGTATTTGTATTTACTCTGCTGCTGTCTGACATTTTCTTCTCGTTTCAGTTGCTGTTAGTTTACCATTTCGACTACGCCTGGCTGCGTCATTTCGCAAAGCCATAAATCGAACCTCTCAAGGCTCGACCGTATTCCATCTAGCGTGACACCAAAGTTCACGCCGCTATCACTACCACAACCGCTAATCCCTGAAACGCCAACACCTACAACCTCGCCTCTGATGTTAACCAAAGCGCCACCTGAGTTTCCGGGGTTTTGTGTCGTATCAAATTGTAGCCTATTCCCTTTATGGCCTGCGGGATAAAATACATCAGTATCTACCAACGGATTGCTAACTATTCCAAAGCCTGCTGAAAACTTATAGCCATATGGCCCGCCTAACGTCAACAACAAATCGCCACGATTAAGATCGTAAGCCGCTGCAAGCTTAAGCGCTGTCACGTCAATATAATTTGGATCGTTGACGTCCAGCACTAAAACAGCCATGTCATCATTTGGGTCAACCCATACTTTGTCAACCCGCACTCTCCGGTCGCCCATAAATTCGACGGTTGCTGTTTTTGCTTGGCCTTTGAAGTTCTTTGCGCAATGCGCGGCTGTCACTATATAGCCCTGTTCGGCGTCAATCACCCAACCCGTACCAGAAGAATTTCGGCTCGGTCTTTGGATCGACGGCCACTCAATATGCACAACCGATTTCATCGTGCCGGCTATAACACCCGGCAAGGCTAATATTGTTTCCTGTTCCAGCCTGTCACGATTGCGCCGTGCGAACTTCGCCACTTCGATTATGTCGTCGGCCTGTGCAATGTCTTGGAACTTAGAGTCGATCATGTAACCGAACAAATCGTTCACGTCCTGCTGCGCCAGGGCAAAGTTTTCATCCGTGTCACGGCTGATAACTTCAAGGCTCGAGATAACATCGCCGATTGACATTAAACAATCGATGTCACGACTTAGTGACGTCTCGCGCAACTGCAAGAGTCGTTTGTTCAAAACAGAGTTTTCATACACGCCATTTGTGGCCAGGCACAAGAAAAATACAAATACCAAACACTGCAACGCGACGTCTTTTGTTCTCTGTTTCATGACTACCTCTAGCTCTCTGTCCATTTAACTTTTTTCGTTTATGATAAACAAGCTGGCCCTTTCGATTGGCGGAAAGTCCCACGTCCAAGCAGAATATTTATCATAGACTGCTTTTGTCCTGCTGTAAAAATCATCGTCAAGATTGTATAGCTCTTGGTCAAAACGTTTTCGATAATATGCTTCTCTTACGCTTCTTGGTATCTCGTCGTGCGACCTGTGATTCGACTTTTGGCAAATGTCTGTGAAAATCACATTCTCGGCCAACGGGTGCTGGGAGACTAGCTCAAACAATAGACGGTGACTTCCATGCCCATACTCACCAACCGGATTGTGTGTCATTATATAATCTGGCTCTAATTTATCTACGCATATCGAAATTATTTCGTTTATCTGGCCACAGACGTCACTAAGTGTCACGTTCGCCCTTCGTGTTGGCAACGCGTAAAAGTTATTATCGAAATCGGCACAATACTGCAACGTGATGTTCTCTTGCTTGCAAACTTCTTCCAATGCGCGTCTGCGGTTTGGTCCCTTACGTGCTCGATCTGAACACAATATAACCAAGTGTCGCTCGATGTTGGGATTCTGGAAGGCTGGAAATCCTGCGAGAATTTCATCGTCCGGGTGGCAAAAGATTCCTAAAACTTTTGGTTTCTTCATATCGCCGCCTCTAAGTCTCTTATCTTTTGCTGATATTCTTTATATCGTCGGGTGTTGTGCACCCTTCTTACCAAACAAGTGTGCGTTTTTACCGCTAACTTTGGCGAGAATCTCAGGATTCTTCATCGGATTATTACAACCAAAACCCGGCGACTGATCTCCCAACCTACCATACATCGGATTATTTTCGCCAACGCTTGCAGCCCGTTTCTTGGCTACAACGTCGGGCTTATTCGCCACTATACGCATTTTAGCTTTTGTTAATTCGCTGGGTGTTTCTGCGTCGCCACCGTGAGTCAAGTTGTAGCCATTTGGCGCGACTGAGCCGGAGTTGCGTATCTCTTCGATTTCGATTCTATTTGCTTCGTCTCGTGACTTGCAGGTGTGCAGGACTGATACTTTCCAGCCTTCGTGTTTCATCAGCGCCTTTTGTACAAGACTATTAAACTTGCCGGTAATGTGCTGCATCATACGACGCTTCAAGTTAGAAGTCTGGCCGATATAACATTTACCGCTTGACGGAAAATAGATTTGGTATATGTGTATCTCCTCCATAGTGTCACCAGTATCTCCTCATACAATCCTCTACTTGTTTCGCTATCAGCTTGTAGGTATTTGGGATAAGTTGCTCGCCGTCACACCAGTTATATGCTACTAGGCCATTATCTATAATCTCTTTATATGTTTCCGACGTCGGCCAACCAACAAACCGGCCCGCACCTCTTGGAACGAAAGAATGGTTAAGCTGTGATACGGCCCGCGTGAATTCGAGCGTGCGTTTTATTTCCTCTTCGCCTTCGTTCAATACACCCACTAGAAACCCACCGGAGTAGTGCATTTTTTCTCGCTCAAGATTGTCGATGGTGTGAACCACATCGTCAAAACAAAAGCCTTTGTCGATATACGCCAGCGTCTCGTCATTAGCAGACTCGAAGCCGCAACAAATCACCTTGCACCCTGTAACCTTCATCATTCTGATCGTGTCACGGTCTAAAGCGTTCACTCTCGATTGACAAATCCAATCAATGCCAAGTGGCTCAAGGCCTTTGCAGATTGATTCTAAGTATGTCTTGTTCGCCGTTAAATTATCCTCGCGAAAATGCACTGTCTTTGTTCCATACAGCCGTTGCATCATTCGGACCTCTTCGACGACTGCGTAGACGTCTCGCATTTTGTACGCCTGATTCCAAATCGACTTCGAAGAACAGAATTTACAAGAAAACGGGCAACCTCTCGATGCACAAACTATGTCAACCGGCGATTTACAAACCGACGGAAACTGCTCTCGCTTGTAGCTGTGAAGGTCTACAACGTTCCTCGCTGGGTACCTAATCTGGTTAACGTCAATGTCTGTTGCCGAGTGCCTAATAAATACGTGACCGGAATGTCTGAATTTTGGATCGAAACAAACACCGTCAATATTTGGCAGTTGTTTTTTCTGCTGGTAATTCAAAATGAACTGACGGAATGACTCTTCGGCCCAGCCACGAAAGACGTAATCGAAATAGTGTACATGCTTTTCAGGATTCGCCGATGCGTTTGGCCCCCCATATGCCGTTATTGTGTTTGGACAGGACTCGCGAATTGCAATGGCAATATTTTTGGCTTGGGTCCACTCTGTGAGCGTGCCGCCGAATCCTACTATGTCCGGCTTCTGCTGTTCGATGTACTCAACCAAGTCGGCTGTAGAAAGTTTGTGTATATTGTTGTCGATATACTGAACGTTGCAAATATCGCGTATCGCGGCCACGATATACAACATGCCCACGTTCAACATAGGCCTCGGGCGCATGTTTATATTCGGAAATCGGTGCGCCCTGTGTAGCTCGGCCATCGCTGCGTAATCCTGATTTGGATAAATCAGAATTACATTTGGCTTTTTGTCGTTCATGCCAACAACTCCTCAAAGTCGGTTGACTTTAATTCCTCTGCTTGCGTCGCCACGTCTGCATAGAAATTTACTCTGTCTCTTGCAATTTTGCAATACTCGGCTGAAACATCA